TTTGCCATTCCGCCTTTTTTAAGCGCTTGTCCAGTTCCTCTCATAGCAATTCCACCGCCACGAAGAGCTTGACCTTTTCCTCTCATAGCAATTCCACCACCTCTTAACATTTGTGCTCTTGGTCTTATTTTGTAATCGTTTCTCATGTTATCTCCTTATCCGTTTTCTTGTTCTTTGTTTGCCGGTCTATTTGCCATAGTGCGTGCCACCGATTCTGCACTTCTGCCCACAACATAACCTCCAAGACCTATTTGTAATAGTGTCCAAACATCGCCTGGAAGAGTTATAGTTATAGAAGCTTTAAAAAAAAATAAAATTACAGGTCCTAATACATAGTTCCATATCAATATAAATATTAACACATACATTAATAAAGGTCTCCAACTAGATGCAAACCATCCAGCTTTAGCTTCAGCTTCAACTATTCTTGCTGCTGCTGTTAACTCTGCTGTGTTAGATTGTAGTAATTGAGTTTGTAGATCTGCTTTTAATTTTGCTTGTAAATCTTTATCAGGAACTGATTTTTCAATTGTATTAAAAAGAATTTTTGCTAACGGTGCTATCGCACTTAACATCGGTAGCATTTAGTACCACTTCGCTTTTCTTTTCTTTTCTGGTAACATTCTTCTTTGTCCACCAACTTGTTCTAATTGAGTTTCTTGTGGGTTAGTCATTTCAATATCAACTGCTTGTGCATAACCATCACTATTTAAAAATTGTGAATGATCTACTAAATTTCCAAATTCTGATCTTGAAGATGAATTTTTATTAGAAGATACCATTCCACCTTTTGCATAGCCTTTAGATTTTCCAGCTTCAGATAATGCAATAGCAATTGCTTGTTTAGGATTCTTTACAATCTTTCCAGATTTTCCAGAATGAAGTTGTCCTTTTTTAAATTCTCTCATAACTTTACCAACTTTTTTTTGGCTTGGTGTCATTAGTTTTTTCATAATAATATCCTTGGTGTTTATATATACTAATATCTAAAATACCACAATACTGGTTATTAGCCAGTAATTATTTTAGTGTTTTTCATGCCTTGTTTAGCAAGATCTACACCGATTTTTAACTTTGTCAAATCATCAGTTTGCTCTAGTTTTTCATCAGCAACCTGTCTATTAGACATAACTTTTAACTTATCTAGATTTAATCTATCTTCAGATTCTTTTTTCTTACGCTCATTCTCCATAGCTCTTAAATCAATCTCTCTAGATTTTAACTGAACTAATGGATCATTATTCATACCATCATTAATCTTATTTTCTTCAGTCATATAATCTTTAGTCATTTCAGCAATTAGTTTTGCTTTTCTAGATTCAATAGCTTGAGTCATTTGTTGAACTTGTAATTGTAATTGTGGGTTAGCTTGTGCTTGTTGTTGCATAGCTTGTAGTTGCATTAACTCTTTAGAAAATTCTAATTGAATTTGTTCTTGAGCCATTATTGAAATATGTTCTAGAACGTTCTTTTGAATAATACTCATTGCCATAGGATTATTCTTAATCATATTTAATTGCATAAAGTTTAAATGCGCTTCAATGTGTGCAGTATGATCTTGTCCAGCAAATGCTTGGAAAGGTTGTCCAGTCATAGAATTGATATGCTCCATAGAAGGATCCATTGGTGCTGGTGGTTGTGGAGGTGGTAATATTAAATCAATATTCTTAACTCCAATAGCTTCATACATAGTTCTGTAAACTTGATACAAGTTATGCATTTGTGGATTAGACATTGCAAGTTGCATTTCAGTTTGTGCTAAATTAATTCTTTGTGTTTGTGAAAATATATTTGGATCTGCTACTGGTAATATATCTACCTTGTCATCAAAATCTAATTGTTTGATTTGTCTAGTTCCGCCAACAACATCATAAGGATACATTGGTGGTAGATAAGATGAAAATACTTTTGCTAATAATTCAAATTCATTTTTAAGTGAAGCATATAATCTTTTATGAATTGCAGACATCACTCGCGATCCACGCTCCAATAATGCCATCGTCGTTCCAACTGCCGCTTGTTGATTACCGTCACCAACCTGCATATCAGCGATGGACGCGAATCGTTGACCTGCTTGAACCACAATACCCATCAATTGTAATAGAGTCGCGGATGGTTCTTTAAATGGAAGAGGCATGAACGCATCTCTTAAATTTCCACCTGGTGCATCTACATCTCTGAACTCACCTGGTTGAATTGGTTGCGCGTCATCTCTAACTCTAATACCGCGCATTTTAAATCCAGCTGGTAAATTAGATAAAGTTCCTGCATCTAATAATTGTCTTAAAGCTTGAGTTGCAGTTCTAGATAAACCACCGATCATATGAATTAAACCAAATCCATAGAAACCAAGTCCTGGTAAAAATTTGAAATGTACAAAATAATTAATTTTATTTTTTAATGGATCTTCTGCTTTATAATTTCTTCTGATTGAAAGAACTTCTCTTGATCCTTCTTCAATAGTTACAATGTATGGAAGTTTAATTCCTGTGGGCTCACCAGAAGCATCTTTGTCTTCAAAACCTTCTATATCTAAATTAACATGACATTCTAATAAGGTATAAATATCATCTTGCTTTTCAGCTCTAATACCTTCTATCTCACGTTCTTTTTGTTTTAATTGATCAGTAACCATAGGAGGTGCACCAAGATCTATATCTTTATAGAAACCACCTACTTGTTGTTTTCTTAAATCATTTGATGAAATTTTTATAACGTGAATGATTGCATCTGCATCATCTAATGATGTTGCTGAATAAGGAACAACTAAATCTTCTGCTGGAATAAATTTTGATACTGCTCTACCAAGAATTTCATCATAATAAACTTTTTTAAATGTAGATCCTGCAAGAGGTAAATAGAATAACATTTGATCAAACTCTGGTTCATATTCTTTCATGATAGTCATGATTTGGTAGTTCATGAAATCTCTAACTCGTTCAGCTTGTTGTTCTTTTTGAGAATCAATCTTACCTACGATTTGAGTTCTTACAGGACCGTCTGCTGGAAGTAATTCTTTATAAGCTTGTGATTGAAATTGTGTTACTGATTCTGCTAATACTGGATGAGTTACACCTGATGCATTTCTAAATGGTTCAGTTCGTCTCTCATATTTAAATCCTAAAAGATCTAAACCGTTTGTGTATGTTGTTTCCCAATCTTGTCTTGATGATCTATAATCTTTGTACTGTTCTTCTAAAGTGGATCCAATGTCTACTAAAATACTTTCATCTAAAAAATCTGCTAAATTTGCGTAATGATCTTGTCCACCTTGTGGTGCAGCTAAAGATGGATCAAAAGAAATTTCTGCTCCACCATCTTCATCCATATTTATTTCAACAGATGGGTCTTCTTGTCCTACTTGTTCTTGAATAGCTTGATCAATTTCTGTTTGACCTGGAACATCAATAGTAGTTTTTGTATTGGGTAATGACTTATCAATTTCTGCCATGACTAACTATACCTTCTTCTAAATAATGATTCAACACCTTGTGAGTCAGGACCTTTAGCAGGTGGTACTGTTTTTGTCAATCCACCATCAGACATACTCACTCGTCCGCCGTCCGCGAATCCTTGCTGTCCTAATATTCTCATAATTTCTTCTCTAGTAAATCCTGCCATCTCTAAAGCTTTTGCAATTGAATTTGTGCTAACATCTGTTTGAGAGGTTTGAGTGGATGGTGAAGACATCATAGGCATACCTGGTCTTGGTATTGCTCCATCTGGTCCTGTTATAGATGTTATTGGAGAAGATTGATAATATTGTCCAGGTCTAGGCCCACCTAAAATATAAGGTCCTTCATAAGGTCCTTCATAAGGTCCAGGATTAAATACAAGACCAGCAGCTGATTCTTGTTGAGTTGGTTCTCCTATTTTTCTTATAGCTTTTGTAGGACCACCTAAACTATATTCAGGTCTTTCTCTAAACATACTTGCAACACCACCTTCTGCATAAGGTGTGTCTGCTCTCATTGCAGAAAATTCAGTTGGTATATTAATATCAATATCTACTCCTTCTCCTTTGCTCGCTCTTGGTCCTAAAAGATTTCCTAACATTTCTAAACCAGCTGAAGTATCTACTCTTTTATTTTTAAATGAATTTGAAATATAATCTTTTATTAAAGATGTATCTACATCTCTGGCTTTAGGGTTATCATTTCCTATCCATCCTGTAAAATTACCTTGAGTTCCATATGCTGGATTCCAATCATATTTATCTTTAACTTTTACATCTAAAGTTTTTGGATCTATTTCATAACTGTAAGTTCCTAATGTTGCATAAGTTGAAGGAAATTTAGTTATTGCATTTTGTCTACTTGATCTAGTTAAGTGTTGATCTTTTTCATTAACTTGCCCTGAAAGATCTCCTGTTCTTGAATATTTTTCTAATGCTTGTTTTCTTAAATCTAATTTAAAATCATCTGGAAAATAATTCTCATCAAGTTTTCCTGTTTTTAAACCTGGAACCATAGTTCTTGTATATAATCTATATTCAGGTCCTATATTATTTTTTATTAAATTACTTAATCCACCATCAGCAAGATCCATATACTGTCTATCTCTATTCATAATTTCTGGCATTACTGGAACTGCTCCTTTTGGAATAACATCTCTTGGTGGATAGATAGGCATTGTTTCATAACTATCATATTCTGGAGGTGAATAGTTTGGATATTTAGATTCTAAATTTCCTAAAATTTCTTGTTCAGTGTAGGGTGTATATTTATCTAATGGTATTTCTTCTGGAGATCTTTCTTTATTAGAAACTCTTGTTACAAATTTTTCAAATGCGTCTTCGATTCCTGCCATATTAATAATACGTTCTGTTATGATGAATCACAGGTTCGTCTCTATAATCTTCAGGGTGATCTACAAAACCACCTTGTCTAAATCTCAT